CACCACAATTAACTCAAGCAATATATGAGGCTTGTGATTTATCTGTAAAATTAGAATTTGATTTTATTGATAAAGCATTTGAAATGGGTGATATTGAGGGTTTAAATAAAGACCAACTAAAAAATTTCATTAAAGAACGAGCAAACCAAAAACTAATTGAACTAGGCTACTCAGCAATATATAATGATATTGATCCAAATTTATTAAGACAAATGGAATGGTTCGGACATTTAACAAGTGGTAAAACACACCAAGATTTCTTTGCAAACCGAGTAACAGATTATTCAAAATCAACCGCTGATTGGAGCGATTTATAAAATTATGAGTATTAATACAGACACAACAGATTGGGTTAAAGGTAAAAATTATCCTACATGGTTTAATGAAATTGGTCTATCAATGATCTCTAAAGGTTATTTATTACCTGATGAAGATGTTTTTGGAGCATTTAAGCGAGTATCTCGTGCTGCCGCTAAACGCTTAAAACGTAAAGATTTACAACCATATTTCTACGAGGCAATAGTTAAAAATTGGTTATGTCTAGCATCTCCTGTTTTATCAAATATGGGAACAGAACGGGGAATGCCTATTTCATGTTTTGGGATTGACACAGATGACTCAATTGAAGGAATTGCACTTGCCAACTCAGAATTAATGCGTTTATCGTCTCAAGGTGGAGGTGTTGGAATTGGAGTATCTCGAATTAGAGGAAGAGGTAAAACTATTAAAGACAATGGAGTATCAGAGGGTGTAGTTCCTTGGGTTAAAATATATGACTCTACAATACTAGCTACTAACCAAGGCTCAGTTAGAAGAGGAGCAGCATCAGTTAATCTAAACATTAATCACCCAGACATTGAAGAATTTTTAATGATTCGACGACCAAAAGGTGATGTTAATCGCCAATGTTTAAACATGCATCAATGTATTGTAATTGATGATGAATTTATGAATAAAGTGGAAGAAAAAGACCCAAAATCTATTAAATTATGGGGTGAAATCTTAAAAACACGACTTGAAACTGGTGAACCTTATATTATGTTTGAGGACAATGTTAATAATGCTAATCCTGAAGCATATAAAAAAAACAATTTACATGTTTCAATGACTAATATTTGTTCTGAAATTTCTCTTTATACAGATGAACTACATTCATTTATTTGTTGTTTATCTTCTTTAAATTTAGCAAGATGGGATGAATGGAATGAATATAAATTTGAAAATGGAATGTCTTTACCTGAATTAACATGTTGGTTTTTAGAAGGTGTATTACAAGAATTTATTGATAGATCAAAAAATATCCGTTTTATGGAAAACACATACCGTTCAGCATCTAAAGGCAGAGCAATTGGTATTGGTGTTTTAGGTTGGCATACATTTTTACAAGAAAAAGGACTTTCATTTACTGGATTACAAGCAAATTCTTATACTCGCTTAATGTTTGATTTTATAGAAAAAGAAGCATTAAAAGCATCTCGTGATCAAGCAAAAGAATATGGAGAACCTGAATGGTGTAAAGGCACTGGTTTAAGACATACACACCACCTAGCAATTGCCCCAACTGTATCAAATGCCCATATTTCAGGTGGTGTTTCACCTTCAATTGAACCAATTCCTGCAAATGTATTTAATTTAAAAACAGCTAAAGGTACTTTTATTAAACGTAATCCAACATTAGAAAAATTACTTGAATCTAAAGGATATAACATTGACAGTGTTTGGGAACAAATTGCAAAAGATAAAGGATCAGTTTTAGGATTACCTGATTATATTTTAACTGATGAAGAAAAAGAAATTTTCTTAACATTTAAAGAAATTAATCCATATGAAATTGTTCGCCAAAATGGAATTAGACAAAAATTTGTAGACCAAGCAATTTCATTAAATTTAACATTTGATCCTTCTGATTCACCAAAATATATAAGTGATGTTCATAAATTAGCTTGGAAAGAAGGCATTAAAACACTTTATTATATGCGAAGCGAGTCGATTTTGAGAGGAGATACAATTTCAAGAGATGACAATTGTGTTGCCTGTGAGAGTTAAGCGATCTTGAATATATTTTCCAATATGTATAATAAAATAACATATGGAAAGAGGAATTTATAAAATTACTAACCCCGAAGGAAAAATATATATTGGTTTATCAAAAAATATACTTTTAAGATGGTCCCATTACAAAAACAGTTCTTCAATGGGGAGTAATTCTCTATTGAAGAATTCTTTAAAAAAATACGGGTATAATCAACATATTTTTGAAATCAAAGAACGTGTTGAACCTCAAATTAATTTAACTGATCAACAAAATAATAAAATTTTAAGAGAACGAGAACGGTATTGGATAAATTTTTATCAAAGTAACAATATTGGACTTAATCAAAATAGAGGAGGATGTGGGACTTCAAAACATACAACTGAATCAAAACAAAAAATATCTGAATCTTTAAAAGGTAAACCAAAACCAATAGATTTTGGGGAAAAAAGAAAAAAATGGCAAAATAGTAAAAAATGGAAAGAAAAAATATCTGTTTCTAAAAAAGGAAAACCATCCCCACTAAAAGGAAAAGATAGATCATATAAAGGAAGGATATCTCCAAACAAAGGGAAAGGTAAAACTATTTTACAATATGATAAAAACATGAACTTTATCCAAGAATACTCTTCTCTTAAAGATGCATCCATTTTTACAAATACACCCCAACCATGTATCTCAGAATGCTTAAGAAAAAAACATAAAACTGCAGGAGGATACATATGGGAATATAAATCATAATATGTATAATAAAATGGCACGAGTTAAAAAAACCAAAACAAAACGCGGTTACTATAGCCCAACACCAATAAAATGGAGAAAATTGGGAGATGCTTTACTTGTTGTAAGTACAACTATAACAGGTTATGCTATGTACGAAGATGTAAAATGGGTTGCTTTAACAGCACTAATTACAGGTGTAGTAGGTAAGTTTTTAACCAATTTTTTTACAGAAAAATAATATAAAATATAAACGTTATGTTAACAACACGTCAAGCCACTAGAAAATATGGTACTCCAAATGTAACTGGAGAAGGTTATCTTACCACTATTACGTGTCCTTATTCACTTCGCATAGCATGGGATACCAATAGTACTACAAGTAAAGTAAGATGTCATAAACTTATAGCAGATAAATTACTTGCTGTATTTAATGATATTTTAGCTCATTATGGAAAAGATAAAATTAAAGAACTCGGAATTGACCTTTATGGTGGTTGCTTTAATTTCCGTAAAATGAGAGGAGGAAGTGCATGGTCAAAACATTCTTGGGGGATTGCAATTGATTTAGACCCATCAAGAAATACACTCAAAGAAACATCCAAAACAGCTCGTTTTGCTCGCCCTGAATATAAACCAATGATTGATATTTTTTACAAACATGGCTTTATTAGTTTAGGTAGAGAAAAAAATTACGATTGGATGCACTTTGAAATTAAAGAGTAATAATTTAAAAACCAAATAAAATGAGTAAAGATCAAATTTTCGGAGTAGCAAGACACATCTTAACATTTCTTGGAGGTTTCCTTGTAGTTAAAGGATATCTTGATGAGAGCTTGCTAAATGAATTAATTGGTGGTAGTTTAGCTTTAGCAGGTACTATCTGGTCAATCATAGACAAAAACAAAAAGTAATTAACTTTTTTTAAAAATGTTTGAAGCCCCAATAGGGGCTTCTTATATTTCATATATGAAAAAACAATTTTTACCTTGGTTTCTCCTATTTTGTGCAATAGGACTTTCTACAACAGCAGCATACTATAGTGTTGTAGGTTTATCTGTAGTGTTTATTGGTGTTGCTTTACCTGTTATCATAATGGGTTCATTTTTAGAAATTTCTAAAATTGCAATTGCAACTTATCTACACGATAAGTGGAAAGAAACATATACTGCTTTAAAAATATATTTAACAGTTGCTTTAGTTACTTTATCTGTAATTACTTCTCTTGGTATTTATGGTTTATTGAGTACAGGATTTCAAGAAAACATAGCTAAACTTGAAATAAGCGATAAACAAATTAAAAATATTGAAGTTAAAAAGCAACGATTTGAAGATATTAAAACAGAATTATCTATTGAAAAAACTATATTAGATAATGATATTGCAAAATTAAGAGAAGGACTTGCCTCAAATACTACTACCCAAACTGTGGATAAAAGAACAGGACAACTTATCACTAAAGCAAATAATGCAAATAGAAAATCATTTGAAAATCAACTTAAAATAGCCCAAATTAAACAAGATACATTATTTAGTAAAATAAATAATTTAAACGATAGTATAACATTTTTAGATGTTAAAATACTAGATATGGAATCTGCTGTGATTGAAGGAAATGAACTTGGAGCAATACAATATATAAGTGAAATTACAGGGGCAAGTTTACAAACTGTAGTAAACTGGTTTATACTTTTATTAATATTTGTATTTGATCCTTTAGCTATTACTTTAATTATAGCAACTAACCAAGCATTTATTGGAGTAAAAAGAAAAACTAACATATATGGTGAAGCTAAATTTACAGACGATACTCTTTCCATAACTTACCCTGGACAAGTAATATTTGAAGAAGAATCTACTCCAAATACAGAAGAGGAAAAACAAAAAATACAAGAAGAGATAAATAAAATTGAAAACTCAGGAGTATCTAGTAAAAAAAGAGGTCAAGCTATAGAAGAACTTCAAAATAAGTTAAGAAATTTAGATGACAATATAAAAACTTACTAAAAATATTAGGCTTCCCAAAGGGGTCTTTTTATATTTATTGCAAAATTAAGGTTATGTTATACAAAACGTCTGATTTAAATTTAGTTTTAAAGGAAATTAAAAAACTTAAACCACTTAACTATAATCAATTTAAATGGTGGAGACGTTTTGATACAAAAACAAAACCATTACCTAAAGGAGCTACATTTTTACAACGTATTCAAAATGGTGAATATGAATTTTCCCATTATTTTTGGCAATGGAAACTAACTGAAATTGAAATCAATGAATTATACACCCAATATAAAGGTGATATTCAAAAATTACTCGAAAAAAATTCAGTTGATTTAGCTCGTAGAAAAAGATTAATTGAAGATTTTGAAAAAGATGAAAATGATCGTTTAAAAGCATTACAAGATGGTTTTTTAAACGAATTTGAGATGACTAAAGAAGAATATGAACAACATATAGAAGAATTTGGAGGTACAATAGAGGAATTTTATTTTTATTGTCTCAAAACATTTGATAGAACAGGCAAACAACCCGAGAGACGTGGACGACCTAAAAAAGTAGTATATGAATAAAACATTAGATTTACATGGTGTAAAACATGAATATGTTTATCAAATTGTAGATCAATTTGTAGGAAAACATATTTTATCTAAATCTTTAGAAATTTATATAATTACAGGTCATTCTCAAAAAATGAAAAAACTTGTTGAACATGTTGCCCAAGACTATGATATCCAAACCCAAGAAGAATGGATGAACCCAGGTAAACTAATTTTAAATTTAAGATGACAGTAAAAGAACTAATTGAAAAACTTAAAACACTAGACCCAGAATTATATGTTTTTGTTCCTGGATATGAAGGCGGGTTTCATTATGCTGGTTTTTCAGATATTAAAAACATATGTTTAAATGTAAATGAGGAATGGTATTATGGGCCACATGAATTAACTGAGCATATACATGAAGAAGAAAGATCAAATTATAAACGAGCAAAAGGGGTAATATTATGAATCAACTAGATAAACAATATATCGAACTTTTATTTGATATTATAGAAAATGGTACTATAAAAGAAACACGCAACGGAAAAACTAGATCTGTTTTTGGAAAACAAATTCGACACAAGATGAAAGATGGGTTTCCGTTGCTAACCACAAAGAAAATGTATTGGAAAGGTATTGTAACTGAATTACTATGGTTTTTACGTGGTGATACAAATATCAAATTCCTCGTTGACAATGATTGTCATATTTGGGATGGAGACGCTTATAAGAATTATCTTACCAAAGGTAAAAAGTTAAATGAGCAAACTGGTGGAGTTCCTGACTACTACACACAAGAAGAATTCGTCAACAAAATTAAAACAGATTTTGAGTTTACTAACAAGTGGGGTGAATTAGGACCTCTGTATGGTAAGCAATGGAGAAGTTGGGGTAGTAGTTTTATCGATGATTTAGATGATGTTTATACACATGAAGTAAATTATGATATCCAAAATGGGAGATTACCAAATGGTTCATCGAATAGAAAATTTGTTATTGACGAAATAAAAAAACATAATCCAAGAATAGACCAAATCGCAAACTTAATCAACGAACTCAAAACAAATCCAGACTCAAGACGACTAATGGTTAATGCTTGGAATGTAGGTGAATTAGACCAAATGACGCTTCCACCTTGTCATTATGGATTTCAAGTTTATACAAGAGAGTTGACCTATAATGAAAGATGTGATTTGTATATTAAAAAATATGGAGAGTTTGATATTCATCCCTTTCAGGGTAAAG